CCTGACCAGAATTCGTGGTACTCTGAGAAGTTTGGTCCTTCTACGTTCCAATGGAATTGATGTGTCTTAAGATATAATGCAAAGTTTGTTGCAAGTGTCTTACGTAATGCTAAAATTAAGTCGTTCATAGAAAAATAGTCCAGATTGTTGTATCTGGACTATTTATATAGTTTTAAGATTGAAAGTTACCAAACATCTTTAGGACAATTGGATGATTGTGCTCTTGCTTTAGCAGGCATAAAGCAACCACATTCTTTGCACAATTTTACAGTTTTCTGATATGAATTGCATTTCCTGCACATTTCCAATCGCATTTTATAAACTTCTCGAGTAGTCAAGAAGTTTTTTAAAAACCCATATTTATCGCTCATATTTTACTTAATGAATATTGAAAAAGAATTAGTTGTGCTAGCTCCCCAACCGATTGATCCACCAGATGCAGTTGATAAACCAGACATCCAATGCAAGTTTGTAAATACTCTATCTGAACCAATTGTCCAACAAATTGCAACACCTGCGCTATTAGGAGGAGCACTGCCGCTAAACGTGCCATTATAATTATGATCGCTAATCCAATAATTTGTAGTATGGTTACAACGACCACGTGTATCATTTGTATAATCACACTTATAGTCATATGATCCGCCGCTATTCAT